TGTGTATAGACAAGAATCAGGTAACACTTTTGATGGCACAGCAATAAACGCTAAGTATAGAAGTCCTGATATGACCTTTGGTGACGCAGGTATACGAAAGCACATGCAACGTGTGATTGTAAACTTTGCACCTGAATCTACAATAGATGCTGATTTGTTTTTAAGATATGACTATGAGTCAGCAGACTCTGCAAGACCTGCAGCGTATGAATTAGACTCAAGTGATATTGCTGCTATATATGGTACAACAACATACGGTACATCTTCAACTACAGTAGGTACATATGGTGGGGCATCACAGCCACTTGTAAGACAAGCAGTAGAAGGATCAGGCTTTGCTGTAGCATTAAGAGTAAATGATGGTGGAGAAACAGCACCATACTCGTTAAAAGGGTTTCAGCTAGAATATCAATTAGGAGCAAGAAGGTAAATGGGAGCAACATACACAAGACAGTCTTCGTACTCTGATGGCGATACAATAACAGCGGCACATACTAATGATGAGTTTAATCAGTTATTAGCTGCCTTTGCATCAAGTTCAGGACATACACATGACGGCACTACAGCCGAAGGTGGTCCTATTACGAAGCTACTAGGTAACACACTTACCTTTGGTGCAGGTACAGCAGGTACAGACATTACGATGACCTTTGATGGTGAGACTAATGACGGTGTACTCAAGTGGATGGAAGACGAGGACTACTTTGAGTTCTCTGATGATATACTTGTAGCGTCCACAGAAAAGCTACAGTTTCGTGACACAGCCATATACCTTAACTCAAGCACTGACGGACAACTAGATATTATAGCTGATACCGAAGTACAGATTGCAGCCACAACAATAGATATAAATGGTAATGTAGATATATCAGGCACACTTACAATAGGTAGTGCAGGTATATCAGAAGCCGAACTAGAAGTATTAGACGGTCTTACAGTCTCAACAACAGAAGTAAACATCCTAGACGGTGACACAACTGCTACATCTACTACAGTTGCTGATGCAGACAGAGTAGTAATGAATGACAACGGTACTATGGTGCAGGTTGCTGTAACAGACTTAGCTGCCTACTTTGACGATGAAATCACAGCAATGCCTAACCTTGTTACAACTGCAGCCACAACTGTTGGTGCATTGAACAGTGGTAGCATTACTTCTGGCTTTGGCACAATAGATACAGGCTCATCTACAATAACAACCACAGGATTAATCACAGGTGGCTCACTTGATATAGACGATGTATTAATTAATGGTTCTACAATAGGGCATACAGACGATACGGATTTAATCACAGTAGCTAACGGTCTTGTCACAGTGGCAGGAGAAATATCTGTAACCACACTAGACATAGGTGGCACAAACGTAACATCTACTGCTACTGAGTTAAACCTACTTGACGGTGTGTCAGGATTAGTACAGGCTGACTTTACAAAGTTGGCAGCAGTTGATTCGACAGCAGCCGAACTAAACATCGTGGATGGAGATACTTCTGCCACATCAACAACATTAGCAGATGCTGACAGAGTTGTTGTTAATGATAATGGCACAATGGTTCAGGTTGCCTTAACTGATTTTGAAACATATTTTGAGTCAGCCTTAGACACACTCTCTAATGTTACAACCGTGGGAGCATTGAATAGTGGTTCTATAACAAGTGGCTTTGGTACAATAGACACTGGTTCTTCAACAATAACAACTACAGGTCTTATTACAGGTGGGTCACTTGACATTGATGACGTTCTTATAAACGGCACAACTATTGGTCATACTGATGACACAGATTTAATTACTCTTACAAACGGTGTTGTAACCGTAGCAGGGGAAGTAGACGCAACCAGTTTAGATATAAGTGGTGACATAGATGTTGACGGAACAACTAATTTAGATAACACAGACATAGACGGTACACTAGTTGTAGATGGTTCTAACATATCATTAGACAGTACGACTACTTTAAATATAGATAACTCTAATACATCTAATGGCATAACAATAGGAACAGCCACATCAGGTGTGCCAGTATCTATTGGTCACACAACATCTGAAACTACAGTAAACGACAACCTAACCGTTACAGGTGACTTACTAGTATCAGGTACAACAACTACAGTAAACTCAACTACTGTAAATCTAAATGACCACAACATTGTGCTAGACAGTGGCAACAGCACNTCTGCTGTNATAAACGGTGCAGGTATTACAATAGAAGGTGGTAGTGGAGATGANGCTACATTTACCTATAACACTACAGGACCTAAGTTTGAACTAAAGCTAGGGTCTAGCCATGAGAGTTTACAGCTTGACCAATTAATTGCAGCTTCATTAGATGTATCAGGAGATGCAGACATTGATGGTACACTAGAAGCAGATGCCATAACAGTCAATGGTACAGCACTTAACACAGTTATAGCAGGTGTAACAGTAGCAAATGCAACCACTGCAGCCGTAGCTACCACAGTAACCATCACTGACAACGAAAGCACAAACGAAGATAACGCTATTATATTCACAGCAGGTGCTGATGTAGACGGTGGTAACATAGGATTAGAATCAGATGGTGATTTACTTTATAATCCTAGCACAGGAAGGTTGACAGCTACACAATTATCTGGTACAATACAAACTGCAGCACAGGCAAACATAACATCATTAGGAACACTTACAACATTAACAGTAGATAATGTTATAATCAATGGGTCAACCATTGGACACACAGGCGATACAGACTTAATGACAGTCGCTAGTGGTGTACTCACCGTAGCAGGTGAAGTAGATGCTACAAGTTTAGACATCAGTGGAGATGCTGATATAGACGGCACACTTGAAGCAGACGCAATAACAGTAAATGGAACAGCACTAGCTACCGTCATTGCTGACGAATCCACGGCATTAGCCATCGCCTTGGGTTGATAAAGGAGAAATAATATGGCAAATACATTTAAGGTTGTAAACTTCGCAGCAGAGCCAAACTCAAGTGGTACTCCGTATGTTGTGTATACAGCAGGAAGCAGTACTACAACCGTGGTTCTGGGGTTGATACTTAGTAACATACACACCTCACAAGTTACAGCGACAGTGAGATTAGTGAGTGACACGGCAAATAGGGCAGTGACAAACAATACAGCAAACGGTACAAGTAATAANAATAAAGGATGCACCCATTCCTGTAGGCAGTTCATTGGAACTCATGGCAGGTAACAAGGTGGTGTTAGAAACTACTGACCAGATTACGATAGACTGTTCTGTCGCAGATAAACTGTCAGGCACACTAAGCATAATGGAGATAACCTAATATGCCCTACATTGGTAATGAACTAGCTACACAGTTTCAAGCATTTGTAACACAAACCATAACAGGTGACGGTAGTACAGGTTACACGCTCAGTAGAGCCGTAGCAAACGGCAAAGAGCTTCTTGTGTACATTAACAATGTAAAGCAGGAAGAAGGCTCTGGTAAGTCTTATCAAGCCACTGGTACGACAATTACTTTTACAGAAGCTGTAGCAAGTACAGACTCATGCTACGTGGTGTTCTTAGGTTCTGCCATACAGACTGTAGCACCACCTGATGGTAGTTTAGCCAGTTATACAGGTAATGCTAGTATTTCTGGCACACTAGGTGTTACAGGTGCAGTTACTGCTAATGGAGGTGCAGTTTTTAATGAAGCGTCAGCAGATGTAGACTTTCGTATAGAGAGTAATGGAAGAACTCATGCTCTTTTTGTAGATGGAGGTAACAACTCTGTTATGGTGGGAGATGCTACTGTTGCTCGTACAGTTTTTGGTCAAAACTCTTCTTTGCAAATAGAGGGTACTGACAGCACAGCAAGCATGTCTATAGTTAAAAATTCTAATGATGATAATGGTGCAGAGCTTGTTTTAGGTTCGTCAAGAGGAACATCTACTGGTGCAAATACAGTTGTGCAAAGTGGTGATAATTTGGGGAGAATTGCTTTTGTAGGAGCAGATGGTACTGATGCTGCAACGGTTGGAGCATTGATAATGGCACAAGTAGATGGTACTCCGGGTGGTAATGATTTACCTACAAGACTATTATTTTCTGTAACAGCAGATGGAGCAAGTTCAGCGACAGAAGCAATGAGGATTATGGAAGATGGTCATATTGCTATTGGTCAGGATGGCGACCAAGGAGGTCACAGGCTCACAGTAACCGAAACTGTAAATGACAATACGATGATTGTTAGGAATACTAATGCTAGTTTTAGTAATAAAGCTCTCCTTATAGTTAGCAATAGGGCAGGTAATTCTGGTTTTAATTTAATAGACGCTGAAAGCAATAATGAATCTGATACAGAGTTTAGGGTTAGAGGAGATGGCGCAGTTACAGCAGATGGTTCTTTCTCTGGGGGTGGTGCTGACTACGCAGAATACTTTGAATGGAAAGATGGTAATAGTTCCAGTGAAGACAGAGTAGGTATATCTGTAAAACTTGATGGAGATAAGATTGTAGCATCTTCTGATAGTGACAACGCTAGTGATATAATAGGAGTTATATCAGCCAATCCTGCCGTTACTGGAGACAGTGCATGGAACAAATGGAATAATAAATATCTTGTTGATGACTATGGCAGATACATAAAAGAAGAATATACATCAACAGAATGGACAGAAGTAAAGACTAATAGTCATGGTTCAAGACAAGAACAATATCACGCATACGAAACAGATAAAATACCAAGTGATGTTACTGTGCCAAGTGATGCTAAAGTTGTATCAAAAGAAGATACAGGTGCAAAACTTACCAGAAGAAAACTTAACCCAGACTATGATGATTCAAAAACATACATCGCAAGAGAAGATAGGAAAGAGTGGGATATGGTAGGACTGATGGGTAAGCTACGAATTAAAAAAGGTCAGAAGACAGGAACAAACTGGATAAAGATGCGAGACATATCCGATGCAGTTGAAGAATGGTTAGTGAGGTAAACAATGCCATACATAGGAAAATCACCATCAGCAGGAGTTAGACAACGCTATCAGTATACAGCGACTGCAGGACAGACTACGTTCACTGGCACTGATACAGGCAATCTCACATTGACATATACAGATAATAATTTCGTTGATGTGTTTCAGAACGGAGTGTTGCTCAAAGGTGGGACAACAGACTACACAGCTACATCAGGCACATCTGTTGTATTAACTACAGGTGCATCTGTAAGTGATGTTATTGAGATACTTGTGTATGATGTGTTCTCTGTGGGTAACTTCTATAATAGAACAGATAGTGACAGCCGTTATGCTTTGACTACAGGTGCAACAATATCAGGAGACTTAGCTGTAACAGGAGCGTTAGCTGTAACAGGAGACTACTCATCCACAACATCAGGCACGTCTAATCTTAGACTTGGTGTAAACGCAGGTAACTCTATTGCTAGTGGTGGCAACTATAACGTAACAGTTGGTGATGAAGCAGGTACAGCTTTAACTACAGGTGACAACAACGTAGCTGTAGGCTTTGAAGCACTAAAGACTGAGGATACTCAAGGGCATAGTGTTGCTGTTGGATATCAAGCATTAAAAACTCAAAACTCTAGTGCAACGTCTGAAAACACAGCAGTAGGTTATAAAGCAGCAACGGCTCTTACAACTGGTGTAGAAAGCACCTTTATGGGATACGAAGCAGGAGCAGCATTAACTGTTGGCACTAACAATACTTTAATTGGTGGCGAAGCAGGAAAAACAATGGTGGGTGACAATAATAATACTGCTGTAGGTTGGGGGGCATTAAAGTTACAGACTAATTCAAGTTCAACTGCTTCAAATAATACTGCCGTGGGGTACAGTGCAGGTGGTGCTGTAACAACAGCAGTGGGGAGTGTCTTTGTAGGTCTTGGAGCAGGTGGTGCTGTAACAACTGGTGATAATAATACTATTATTGGATATCTAGCAGGGGATGCCACGAATGGTGGCAATGGACATTCTAATGTAGCTGTCGGTGCATCAGCATTGAGTGCTGCTTGTGAAGAAAACAATGTAGCTGTAGGAACAAATTCGTTAACAGCGACAGTAGGAACTTCACATACTTGCATTGGTAATAATTCAGGAAAAAATATTACAGGTGGTAACGCTGATATATGTATAGGTAGAGATTCTGGAATAACAGGAAGTCCCGGTGGTAATATTACAAATGGTAGTAATATTGCTGTATTTGGTGATGAGAATATAGGTGCATGTCATATTCAAGTTGATTGGACAGTTGCTTCAGACGAAAGAGATAAAACAGACTTTACTGCTTTAGACTTGGGACTATCCTTTGTAAACGATTTAAAACCTATTACATATAAGTGGGACAAGCGTAGTAAATATATTGATAAAAGTGATTCAACAGTAGACTTAGATAAGGTTACAGCAGACGGAACTCACAAAGAAGACTGGCTAGACATTGGATTTAAAGCTCAAGAAGTAGAAGCTCTAGAAAAAGCAGCAGGATATACAATTGCTGACAAAACTAATTTAACCACATCAATTACAGAGGATGGCAAACAGTATGGCATACAATACTCTAAGTTTGTTCCTATATTAGTTAAAGCAGTACAAGAGTTATCAGCAAAGAACGATGCACTAGAAGCTAGGCTCAAGAAGTTGGAGGACGGTTAATGGCACGAAGTA